TTGAAAGATAGCAAAACTTTCATTTCTGATTATGTAAATTGGTTAAAACAAGAATACTCTTTCAATAAACTTGATCAAGCAGATGAGGTTATTACTCCATTTGTTAACCATATTAATGATCGTATTAGAATATACCTTCAGTATATGTCTAATGATAAAATCAGAATATCGGATGATGGAAATACTATAAATGAGTTGGAAATGCTAGGCATTGATTTAAATACTAAAGTCAGAACAAAACTTATCGAGAACGTTTTGAATAACTTTTCTGTTAATCTGGAAAACGATATTTTATTTATAGATTCTGATCCGTCAAATTTTCCTACTAATAAACACAAGTTAATTCAGACAATTCTACGAGTTTATGATCTTACAATGACTCAAAAGAAGAACATCATAAATCTTTTTAACGAAGAAGTTCAAGAATTTCTCTTCGATCATGATTTTGCTGGCAACGTTGGAGCAAAATATACTGGGGGATCTGGAATAGATTATCAAATCGACTATTCCTTAGGACCTACAAAAAAGAGGCCTGAGATTTTTATTCAATTCATTAATAACTTTAATTTTAACTCAATAACAACTGAAAGTTTTATTTATGATGACTTAAAAGAGGCTCGTTCTTCTGATAAAACAAAATTTAGTTACAAAATAATAGCAAATGATGATGAACAAAAACTTTCTACAAAAGCATTAACCGCAGCTCGTGCTAAAAACATCGATGTTATCCCGTGGTCTGATAAAAAAACAATCCTCTCTTTAAAATAAATATGAAATAAAAAAAGACCAGACGAAAAAAGCTTGCTCTCAATTAAGAGCAAGCTTTTTTGTATAATCTTCCAGACTATCTAGACTATATAGGTGTAAAAATATTTTGCTTTAGGAAAAGTTGTTGATATAAGCTTTATACTAAATTATTTAGAAAAATCAAAAGTAATTCAAAAGAATTGACTTTTCATAATACTGTTAACGTGTTTTATGGACCATGATGGATTCGAACCATCGACCGAACGGTTATGAGCCGTTTGCTCTAACCAACTGAGCTAATGGTCCTGAGGAAAAAAGTAAACCCGAACGATAATGCTCAGGCTTACTTTTTATCTAGCTGTTGGATAAATTTCATGATTCTTGTCATACCACAAAATTTGAAATACACCATTTTCCAATAATCCATATAATCGTTCTTTATTTGATAATCGTAAAGAAAATAATTCATCATCATAAATCTTCAATTCCTTCAATCTCCCTTGCGCTTCTTTGCACAAATTTGATACATCTACAAAATGATTAGATGATTTACCTTTGTCATGTGTTTGTCTTTCAATATCTATCCAACATAACCCTTCAAATGAAATAAGTTTATCTAACATTTCTTCATTTATATTACAACAATTCTTTACACTCCATTTTTCATGGAAGGTGTCACACCTTTTAAAGCGCCACATAGGTTCTTTGGTTTTGTAACTTTCAGCATTTACTGTTTCTTTTACTCTTTTGCCTTTGTCTTTTTTTTCTTTTTTTTTCGCAAATCCTTTATTATTCCGCACTGCTAATCCCCGCATAATATTCTTGCATTAGTTCTTTAGGTATAATTTCCGTTGAACTCTCTCCCAAAGGCAATGAACCTCTTGTTTCTTTCCAAGGTCTTTCTTTATGAGTTAATTCACTTAGATAATGTGGCGACTTTTCTGCATAATGCTCTATAACTATTCCGATTGTTTCCAATTCATCTGGCTCAAATTTATAATCTGAGTAATCTTGTAAAAAATTCTCATCAACTTTGAACTTTCCTCGATGTTCTGAAAAAAGCTCATAACATACTGGACCATTAGCCCAAGCTTGAAATTCTTCTTCAAATAAAGGTTTTTCATCCCACGCTAAAGACCACGCTTGACAATAATAAACTAGCTTTTGCAATTTCATAGTTGTCATTCCACCTAGTTGTTCAATAATATACCTAGCTACGTGTTTTACATCAGACATGGATATCCCCTCCCTCATGTATAATATAACATTCCGATTATATGTACGCAATAAAAATATAGATAAATAAATTGGAAAAATAGTATAAAAACAAGCATTAAAAAGATTTTTTCACTTACAAACAAGTAAATATGCCTGATCATAAGCTGGTTGCCATATTTGTTAATTTTAATTAAATAACAAAAAAGAGCCGCCTTGGGGAAGGCGACTTAAGAGAAATTTAAATAAGTGTATCCTTATTTTATATTAAAGCTATTAATAATTCAATGTTTGACCAGGATAAATCAAGTTAGGATTTGCTAATCCGTTTAATGCAGCTAAGACTTGATAATTAGTGCCGAGTTTGGCTGCAATACTAGATAAATTATCGCCGTATTTAACCGTGTAGACATTGCTTGTTGCCGATCCATTGACTTTCAAAACTTGACCAGGATAAATAAGATTTGGATTAGCCAATCCATTTAATGCCGCCAATGTTTGATAGTCTGTTCCGTATTGATAAGCAATGCTTGATAATGTTTCGCCATATTGAACCACGTGAGTAGATTCTGGTTGTTTATCAGGAACCGTTACTGCATCTGGCAATAATTCAATATCACCTTTGCTAATCCATGACAAGATACCTTCAAGCAATACTCTGCTCTCAGTTGCTTCTTGCACTTTGTAGCTGTTTCCTTTTACCCATTGCGGAATAGCTTCCCCAGTTGCCCAAGCATCTACATTAAATTTCACTTTGACGGTATCGCCAACTTTAACATCAGAATTAGGTATTTTTTCAATTTCTTCGCCTGCATCTGTTGCTGGCGTATCCGTTTCTGGTTTATTGGTATCTGTATAACCACTATCCGTAATTCCTGTTAAATCTACGTTACCATCTAAACCACCTGCAATATAAGCGGATGTGAATTGCCAAATACCAATACCATCCATGCTTGGGAAATAAGCATACAATGGATATGGTGACACACCATCGATAGGATACGCAGCAATCCATAAAGAGTTAGGAAACTCTTTGATGATTTGTTGATAGTTTACATGATTTAGTGTAAATGGCTTATAGCTGTAATACATTGGAGTATAGCCAGCCTGTTTGATTCTGCGCATACCGTACAAAATTGTCTCTGTATTTGCTGCTTTTTCGGCATCTGAACTTACATATCCTCCATATCCATCTGGAACACTAGCCAACGCTCCATGTTCAAAATCTAATGCAACGATGGAATTTTTAGGCGTTTGAATACGTGGCAAAAAGTAATCCATTGTTGTTTTCGCAATGTCCATGTTTCCCCAAGTGTCATACCAAATATAGGTATGCGCACGTTTACCTTGGGCAATAGCACTTGCCACTTGCGTTTTATATGTGTATTGTTCATAAATACCGCTAGCATTGTAGCCTCCAATCTGGGCAATAGCGAATTTATCATGTGCATAGCCAAAGCGACCTTGTTCACCTTGATAAATCGCCCAATCCACACCTTGGTCTCCTTTTGCGGCAAACATAGCTGTAGGCATAAAAAACAGAGCGACAAGCGCTCCTGCTAAAATTTTCTTTTTCATTTTTATTTCTCCTTGTCTTTTAAATTATATGCTGATACTCCTGTTACCACTCCTAAAAAAGTTGCTATGGCATTAATAGTTAAAACAGTCATATCTGTTTGCTGCCATCCATAAGCTTTACCTAGTGTGGCAACCAAAACAGAACTTGCAGGTAGCACTGTTAGCACGCCCCATTTGATAATTTTGTAGTACTTATCTGGTAGAATCATTCTTATACACCTCCTAAATATTTTGTAAATAAATAGACAACTACTGACACCCCTATGCCCGCAATTGTCCGCCAAGACCATTTCTGATTTTCCTTTATTTCTTTGATATCTTCTTCATTATTTTTAGCAATAGAGAAAGCATAATCAGCCTTTTCCTTAGCATCTTCTGTCTTTTCTCTTAACACTTCGTAGTTATCGAGCTTTGTCTCAATACGCACTAAACGCTCTACAACATCTTGAATCAGTTCATCCTTCACATAAAGTTCCTTCTCTCTATAAATAAAAACCGCTTAGCTTTTTTGCTAAACGGTTTTTATTTTAAAATTCAGTTCCTATACTAATTCTGTGATATGCATAGAAGATAATTGAGTATAATCAAGTTGCTTATCTGCTGCTAATTCTAAGCGAAACGCAAGATACTCACCTTTTTTTAGTGTAACGTTTAAATCAAAAGCTGCGACATTTTTATAATCCAAGCCGCCAACAGCTCCGACTGCTGATCCAATACCTAAGTCACCTACGCCTTCATCAAGGCCTTTGTCTATATGAGTATAAGCATAGAGAACACCTCTCGAACTACCAACATGGTATTTTACAGTTCCGCTTATATTTAGCTTGCAGTCTCTAAGAACTTTTGCTTGCCATCGCCCACTATTCCACTCCAACGGTTCACTTTTCATAGGCAACCCAAGTCGCTGGCCTATGTTGCTAAATTCTGGCCCTAAATTATATCTTGCCTTATTTTTGAATCCAGCATGGTTAGTTCCTGGTGAATACCAAGCTTCAAAAGGTTGTTCTTTTTCAAAAGCTACTTTTTTCCAATCCGTCCAAGATGAAGGTACTCCCCCTAATTGTCGAATAAATATTGTTCTTTCTGTCTGAAATAATTGTCTAACCCCTCCTGGGTCTTTACAAACGAATAAACTTCCAGAATTAGGTAAAGGTTTATTATCAACTCCTGTAGCTGGGATTGAATAAATGCCTGGCAATATAGCATCGTTTAAATCTAATATTTTAGAATTTTTTCTGACAAATAAACCATCTTCGAAAGAATCAGTTATCTCTTTAAAATTTTCATTTAGCATGACTTGGTAGTCTGCATCACCTTTTTTAAATGTATACATTCTTTTCCTCCTAAAATTTAATTTCTATAACTTTAAATGCTTCAATAAAGCGAATAGTTCGACTATCTATTTTTGTTACTGTTGGATTTACCATTTTAAAGTTCATTGGCACTTTAACTTTGAAACTGAATAAATCAAGATATTCTACACTGTGAGGAATCTTTTTCACATTGCTACCGCCTAGACCTGTTGGCTCATTAGCTAATCCTGATAGGCCAATACCGTATTCCCAATACAAAACTTGTACATTAGGATAGCCGCGTAAATTATGCTCTATAGCTGGTAACTCTTCAGTAGCTTTCATTTCATTGATTTGATTCTGTAAATTTGATGCTTGATTTGCATCTAGCTCATTTTTTAAAGCTGCAAACCATTCATGAATTAAAACATCAAAGGCATTTACTTTTCCATTGCCTGTGCGGATAATTTCTTCGATATTATAATCCATATCGGTTTGTGCTTTTGCAACGTAGTTTTTAAAATCATTTAGGATTTTTTCATAACTTGTCTTGTTGGTTTCTACAATTTTTTTTAGCATTGCTTCATATTGTGCTTCTAATCCTGATACAGAAACATTGGCAAAAGGTGTTGAATAACCACAAACTTTTGCATCTGATCTCTTATCTGTGATTAAATCTGCAGTAATCCCCGAACTGTTCCTTGGTACTTTGACCGTTGCTAGTTGGATTTCATAAACTTCTGTTGAGCGCTCTACAGAGACATTGCCTTTTTTGACTGCTACATAAGCTTGTCTAGCGTTCAAGTCATGACGAACAACAATTGAATCTGTTCGATCTTGTGTTGAAGAAGCAACGTCAATAGGTACTGCAAAAGCAGACGTATTTATATATTGATAACCTTTTAAGCTTGCTGAACCTGCTTTTACAACAATTCTCATTCCAACAGAATCAGCTGCAGTCACTCTTAATGCTTCACCTACTGACATCATGACGCCATTGCGAAAGATATTTTCAAAGTATTTTGCCCAGTCTGCCGATGTATAAGCACGATCGTATGTGCCATCATCTTGCAAAACGGCATCATAAAATAAACTTAATTCCGCCAAAAATAACCACCTACTTTCCTTTTCTCTTGATTACATCAATAATTGTTTTACTTTGGTTACCAAATTCACCGTCAATATGGTATCCCTTCTCATCCCAGGTTTGCGTTACAGAATTTAGAACCACTGTATCTGAATAGCCAAAAGAAGAAATACGTTTTACTCGATCCCCCAATTTATAATCTCGACCATAAACAAAAAGACTATCATTCAAATTGATAGTCCCATTCAATGCCAAAACTCTTGGTTGTTCAGTTAATTTTTCTTTTCCTCTTGATTGCAATGTGGCAATATATTGTGCATCTGGCATTTTTACATCATCAACAGTCTGTTGTAAGTCACGAGCATCGACATATATTTCTTTTCGTTCGAGGCCACTCAAATTGTTATTTACTTGAGTATGTTTACGAGCTTTACCTTCACCTTCTCCATAAATAAGGGCTGTAGTCGCTTCATCATAGTTGTTCTTTTCTAATGATTCATTAGTAACATTTTCAAACTCTGCACTAAATTGAACTACACTAGAAACATCTTCACTTTTTCTAAAACGAATATTTGTTCCAACTTGGCCGTTTGATGTTGAACCAATACGCCCATTCGAGATAGGAATTTCGTCAAAACCAAAATTGTAACTTTCACATAGTCCCTCTATCTCTTCTTCAACATTCCCATAACTGTTTTGATAACTAATGTTTGAATTAGTAATTGCTGGCGGTTGTTCAACAGATAAGTAACTAATTTTTCTTTTTACATCTGACGGAGAGACCACTTCGTTCCGTAAATGATCGTAGCAAATCAGCTCTGGTCTTTTGGTTTGATTGTAAATTCGATAAACAATTCTCTTGCCAACTTTTGCAAAAAGAGATTTCCCAGAAATTGTAATTAATCCACTGCTCAAATCATCGCAGATAATAGAATCAATGTAGTAAAAGCAATTATTAATTAATAACACTGTATCTTCGTTCATTAATTCTTTCGGCATGTACTTTAAAAGAACAACCGTCTCAAAAGTATTAGCTGACTTGAAGTTTTCTTTGACACTCATTGATTTCCATATGTCCAGAACTGCCGTTGACTCATAATCAAAGCCAGACTTTCTTCGAAAGACCTCTACAAAAGGCAATGGCATAAAATCCATAGCTACACCCCGCTAACCAATGGTGTAAATTGCATTTCACATGTAATTCCATTTTGAGAATTGTTGGCCGCTTTTAGTTGTAAATAGTTATCTCCTTTAGATAATCGAAAGAAACTACTGCCATCCATACGTTCTGGAACAGCATTAGTTTCTACACCATTAACAATTTTTTTCGCATACAAATTTCCACGTACCGTTGAAAGTTCGAATCTTGTTCCAGGTTCAAAGGTTCCTTTAAATCCAAAGAAGGTTTGTTTTGTCACATCGTAAATCTGCGGATCAGTTACGGTTGTTACACATTTCATATGAAAAACTGCTCCAACCTGTACATCGCCATTGTTTACAATCTTTTCGATATTTCCTGATTCAAAGCGCCCAAATGTATGCTTCTCGCCTTGAACAAAAACCATTGGAAAAATAAGCGTTGGCTTTAATGTTGCCAAAGGAACCAGTGAGTTATAAAACGATACATCTCGGAAATAAGAATCGAATGCTTCAAACTGTAAAGAGAATAAGTTCCATTCATCAACCTTATAAGGATTATCCTCGTATAATTTGAAACTAGGCGCTTGGATTGGTAATACGTCGGTTTCATACTCCTTGTCATAGACTTTAAGAGTTAGTTTCCCTGTTTGTTTTAGATCGATTTTTTGAATCATATCTCGGCGCAGCTGATAAATTTCTTCTTCTGTTTTTCCAATTAAAGTACCTTCTAGCAACGGTTTACGTGTACTTAAACGGATTCCAACAACTTTTGCGCCATCTTCTCCAAAAACTTCTTCTGCTAGAACAACATTTTCTGGTGCTTCTAATCCCTCAACGTTTTGCAAAAAATATGGAGCTTCCTCATTAAAAACGAGTTGCTCCCCATTTTGGTTCGTATAAACTAATTCTAGTTTCACTATTTAAACCCCCTCGCTAAATCACGCAATTGGCGTTTTGTTTCCATCGCCGTTTCTCTCGGTGTTTTCGTGTCTGCACCTGTGATATATTGTGTTACTTCCATATTTTTAATATTGCCGTCTTTTAAGTAAGAAACCATTTCACGCATAAGAGAAGCAAGTTCGCTAAAATCATTCGATTCATGTGAATCTTGAATAGCAATTAGATTTTTAACAACTGAAGAGTTTCTCGGAACACCCACGCCGTTTTCATAATGAGGAATTAATTTCTTTGTTTCTGAAGCTTTGATTACTTTTGATCCTTTTGGTAAATCTGGTAAGAATACATTTCTACCTTCTGGGATGAAAGGCACACCACCTTTAGGAATTACCAATTCTTTATAAGTGCGTCCTTTTTGGTCATTGACGATTGCCGGACCACCAATATGATTATTGGTTCCTGTTTCGAGTCCTAAAATTTTTGCTACTCCAGCGCCTAAATTAGCTACTACGTTTAAAGTTTTGGTAATTACCGAAGGGCCAGAATTAAAGTCACTTACTGCATTTTTCGCTTGAGATGCTGGTCCACTCGCTTGATCATTAGCCCTTAATAGTTTTTCAACTGGATTGTTTGCTGCGAAAATATTTAAGCTACTATTACCACTTGAAGCCGCACTGACAACTCCACCTGCATTTCCTCGCAGGTTTTTCGTTCCTGGATTGTTGACATTGTAGGTGTTCAATGCATTACCACCTTGTCGAGCTGCAGCTTGCGCATTTGAAGAATCTCCACGTAGTATTTTCTGTGCTGGATTATTTGCGTTAAATGCATTTAGGTTTTGAATACCTACCTGTGATTGATTCGATACATTGGAAGCATCTCCGAGTAATTTTTTTAATTGTGGCTTTATTTGGTCATAAGTTTGCACGCTTAATGTTCCATCAGCTATTTTTGCTTTTAAATCTTCATTATTACCAAGCATTTTTTTTACTGGATCAGGTAATGACTTCCACGCATTCATACTTTCTTCTGACTTCATTACCTTTGTTAATAAATCATCATTATTGGCAAGCATTTTTTTCTGATCTGTTGGAAGGTTATTCCAATTTGTTAGGTATGTTTCCGAAGAAAGAATCTTTTGTAGCACATCCGTGTTATTCGCTAAAAGCAATTTGCTTTCATCTGGTAAATTTTTCCAAGCATTAAAGGCTCGTTCTGATCCATAAATTTTTGTCAGTAAATCTTGATTATCTGCATAAAATTCTTTAACATCATCTGGTATATTAGACCAATTGACAATTTTTTCTTGTGAATCACTAAGCACTTCTAAAAACTCTTTGTTATCAGCTTTAATTTCTTTGTCGTGTAACTTGTAATCTTCCCAAAGTCCAAGATTAAGCATATTTTCAGCCATTTTTTCAGGGGTATTAGAATACAGAATTGCCTTCTTCTCTTCAAAATTAAGTTTGTCCCATTTTCCGTTGGCTTGTAATGCCTGAGTTACAGTCTTCTTGGCATTTGTATCTAAAAGCGCTTGTTGTTCCTTAAACGTCATGCTGTCCCATTTTCCGTTAGCAATTGCTGCTTCGGCAATCATTAATTTAGCATTACTTTTCAGGTCGGCGTGTTTGGAAGCATATAGGAGTTGGTTCCATCCTTTTTCAGAATTTGCAGCTTCGTTAACTGCTTCTTGCGCATTGGTTTTGACTTCGCCTGTTTTTGGATCAAGAACAAGATTATTCCACATTTTCCCATATTCACTTGCTTCATTACCAACATATTTAAGTTGTTCAGCGTTCTTTTTAGCATTTTCAGCAACTTTATTTGTTGTTTTGCTAACATTCTCCAATAACTTCTCGTTATCTTCAATAAGGTATTGTGAAGCATTTCCGCTCTCTTTTATTACTTGTCCAGAAGCCAAATGAATTTTATCTTTTAGTTCAGGGAATTTCTCAACAATGGCGGCCATTTGGTTATCAAAACCTTCAGTCGTAGTTTCGTTTATTTTATCCCATTCTTCAAGATACTTCTGAGCAAATTCACCATCAAGGTTATATCCCCAATCTTTCAACCATTTTTTTTGCTCTTCTTTCATTTTAGCGGCATGAGTCTGCGATGCATTCCTTTGCTCTCCTAATGATTTTAACCATATTTCTGCTTCTTCTTTCGTAGCATTCGCTACATCACCAGTCATTGATTTCAAAATAGTTCTTTTTTGTTCCGCCGAAACATCCAGAGTATTAACATAAGCTTCCGCAGTATTCTTTGATAAATCACTAATCATTTGAGCTTCAGAAACACTCAATTGACGATTTTCGTTTGCAGCCCTTTGTCTAATCTCTTGAATTTGCTTATTATTCGATTGGATTTCTTCCACAGCAGACTGATTTAGTTTTTTCTCATTCTCAATGATTTCTTTCATTGAGTCTGTAGCGGTTCCTGGTAACTGCTTTAATAATTGATTCAATCCATCTACTTTTTTATTTAAAGACTTTTCAAGTGACTGACCAGCCGTTTCAAAATTTTCTGCCATTTTAGAAGCATCTGATTGATTAAATCCATCTTTTAATAGGCCAAATTGACCATTTGCGGCTTTGGTTTTGTCTTGCACCCCGTCTAAAGTCTTGTCAACTTCTCGTCCGACATCAGTTCCCCATTGCTTAACACGTTGGGAACTATTCCAGGCTTCTTCTCCCCAGAGTTTCCACACTGCTACACCTGCCCCAATCGCTGCAGTTGCACCTAACACCCAAGGATTCAATAAACTAAACCCTTTAGTCAATGAACCAATTTGTGTTGTGGTTCCTCCGATTTTAGCAGTCAATCCTCCTAATGCCGAACCAGAAGAAGCAATGTCTTTTCCGAATCCAATAGAAACAGAACTACCTTCTGCAAAAGCTTTTGTAACATCTTCGATTGCTCTTTTTTTAGACATAGCAGCCATTGTTTCAACAAAGCCTTTGCCTAAAAATCCTACACCCTTTGTTAAAGTACCTGTTAACTTAATAGCAGGACCCATTGCAGCAGTTAATGCAATCATTTTAACAATTGTTTGCTGTGTTTTAGGATCAGCATTTGAGAAAGATTCCGCTAA